TAGACGTTAGTGAGGAGCTCGTCACGCGTCACCCTGCACGTGACGTTGCGGTTATCAAAACGTGGTCGAACCCGTGTCGTTTCAAAGACATCAAGCACCTTTTCCCGCGGAAAACTTTCTGTAGCGTGGGACCTGGGGAATACCTTATTCGTCAGAAGGATCACACCATAGAAAGTGTTGAAGTGATAGGTGTTGTTCTTTCTGGACTCCGAGGTCTTGCTGGTGCTGAGGGCGTTGTTTGTGAAGCCTGGAGGAGCCACCCCATGCGCCAGACTGTTCATGGGGAGTGTGGATCTCCTTTGGTTGTTCACAGTTCTTTGGGCACGGTGGTCGTGGGCATTCACTCTGGTTACGATGCTTGCACCAACACTGCGTGGGCAGTGCGTGTCTTTCGTGAGGATTTTGACTCCGAGACCCACCCTGAGGTTGGCTACATCAAACCTAGTGCTCCCCTTGCCCAATGTTCACTACCTTCTGTGCAAGTGGGGCAGTTTCTCAGCCTTAAGGCGTCGGACAAACTCTACACTGATTACCATCGGGATGGGCACATCATGACTCATGGCCAGCTCAAAGGTTTTGTTGCGCGCCCTAAGTTCACCGGCACTTACACTCCTCATGCGTACTATTGTTTCCGGGTTGGTAGCGAGTTTGAGCCACCAATCGAAGATAATATGGCAGCTCCTAGGAATGCCGGTTGGAAGCAACCCCAGATGATCTTAGAGAACTACCTGCACCCCACACACAGCATGGACGAGCTCATAGTCCGCGCGTGTGTGCGGGCCTTCCAAATGCGCATATCGAATGGTCTCGACGATGTTGATCTTGAAGACATTCATCCAGTGCCGATCAGTGTGGCTGTCAATGGTATGCCCAGGGTGCCCAATGTGGATGCTCAAAAACACAGCACCTCTGCGGGACATGGAAAGCGTGGTCCGAAGCTACAGTTTCTCAGCGAGCCCAAAGAGCATGATGTGTGGGACAGCTATCGCGAATTTGACGCAAGTACACTGATCGAGATAGATGAGATGCGTGAGCGCATGTACCGTGGCGAGCGACCACATGCCATATATGACGCTTGTTGGAAGAACGAGATGCTTTCAAGAGCCAAGGTGGAAGCTGGTAGAGCACGTTGTATCTACATGTGCCCTCTTGCTTTCCTCGTCAATATGCGCATGAGCACCGTTTCAATGTGCAGGGTCATGATCAGGAAGCGAGATCTTTTCTGTATCGCCGTGGGTCTCAATACGCATTCGGAAGAGTGGGATGATTTGCACAAGGCGGCCCTCCGAATTCCTGGGGACAATTGGATTGCTGGAGATTTCAAAGCGTTTGAAAGTGCCCTTGGGCTTCTCATCAGCAAGGCCGTTAGTAAGGTCATCGAGTGGGTCGCGACGATCACACAACTACAGTGAAGAGGAACTCATGG